ATGGGCTTCTCTCCTGCTTCTGTTAGATACTTATTTAGTCTCATTATCTTAACTTATGATAAATACTTTCATCTGAAATTTCTGGATCGTATAATTCATTTCCTCTAAAATCAATATAATATTTTAATGTTCCTTTTGAAAAATCATAAGGTACACCTTTAATAGTAACCCAATGATGTGTTATTTTTTCACCATCATCTGTTTCTATTCGACCAAAAACTCTTTTTACTCCTCTGTTCTTGAACACTCTTTCTATCTCTACAGCAATATATTGACAATCTCCTACTTCCTGATTATCAACTACTTCTTTCCAACTATCATATCCACCATCCCAAATTAGATAGTTTTTTATATCCTCAATAATATTTCTATCTGATTCTGTTATATAAAATTTCAGTCTCATCACGCCTCGGAAATTTCTCTGAACATTCCTCTCAAATACTTGAGATGTTCGTGTGCTTCATCAGAGGCAATTTTCATTCTGCGGACATCTTCCTTTCCTCCACCATTTCTTTCATACTCAAGAATTTCATCGTCGATTTCAACCATTGTTTCCTGCATAAAATCATTGATTTTCTTGGAGAGAAGAAGAAGATTTTTCTTTGCTGTCACTTCTGTCAAGTGTTTACGAAGACTCATTTATACCCTCCTAACTTGTCTCTTCATAATTCGGACATATTCCAAACGGAGAAACCCAAATTCCTGCGCCGGGAGGCAAGTTCTTTCCAAATAAACTGCTGACCTTCTTTCCACGAACCTCAACCTCTGTTTCAGCAAATATCTTGGAAAGATTTTCTTGGTTTTTACAAAGCTCCTGTAACCAGAAAGCACAGGTTCCACAGCACTTTGCGTTTGTTTCCCGATAACCAATAACTTTCAGGTCGAGTTTATTATACTGTTTGTGTAACTGCATCGCATCTTCTGATAGATACTTTCTAAAGCTTTTCATATTTCTTCCTCAACTCCCTCAATGCCACGATAATGGAAGACATCTTGATGTCAACGATATCAAAGTCATTGAACAACCTGTTAATCTCATTTGGATTGTCACTTCTCGCAACAAGTGAAATCAGGTCTTTCTGAATGTCACTTATCGTTTCCTTGAACCTTTTCAGGTCACTTTCATAGTTCATAAAACGGATAGGAACACTGCCCTCATTGAGATAGTTCTTGAATTTCTTGTCCATAATCCTACCTAATATCCATAAATTTTTGTATCCACATCCTCATAGTCATCAATGGCAGAGGACGCTTCTTCAATCCAAGTGTTATCGCCATACGCAGAAATCGGATGACTTGAGAATGAGAGGTCTTCTGCACTCTTGCTCTGTTCCGAATACCTGTATGGCCTCAATACGAGAACCCAAATCATCTTCTTCAACTGGAAAGCCTTATCGTCGTCATCGACGTGTGCAACCTCAAATGAACGGTCAACTTTTCCATACCATTTGATGTGAACAACATCGCCGATATTCGGCGGTTGTGTAGAATTGATATCTCTGGCAAATGTCGCCCGTGGTATGTGGGCGGTAATAATATCCCCCGCATACATACCAAATGAAGACCAGAGGTTCGGCTCGTCAGCAACTTCATAGATGATTTTTGTCTTCTTCGGAGACGAATATCGGGTTTTCGTGTGTTCTCCATAAAGAACATCGTGAGTCAGGGACGTATCCCTCTGGGCATAGTAAACCTCAATGCCAGATATATCCGTAAACTCCATAATCAGGCTTTCAAAGAGCTGATGTTCTGGATTATCTTCTATATCATATAGTGACCAAGTTGGCTTGGCTATGCCCCATTTCGGTCTTCTCATCTTCCCTTATCCAATTGAGATGTCATACCCTTCCCAAGCCTCTTCCAGCTTGAGGGTTTCCTCAAGTTTTTCCATTTCTGCGTCTGCCTGCGATATGAGACTATCGCCGTCCAACGCAATTCCCGTCTGGCCTATACTGGTGAAGTTTGCAAACTTGGAGCGGATAAGACCTAGCGTTTTCTTGGCATATGCGGTCGCGTAGAAGATAACCCAATAATTATCGTAGATGTCTTCATCCAGACCTTCTATCAACAGTCCTCTCACAAGAATGTAACCGGGAGTGACAAAAGCACCGGAGTTTGTATACACGGTTGCTCCAGAAGTAGGCGTCGGTATGATTTCCAACTGGTTTGTATACCTATGATACTTGAAGGTATACGCATCGACAATATACCTTTTTACAGTATCCAAGAAATCCCTTGCAATATGATATGAGATAAGATTGTATCCAGAACCACTTGTCCTGAACAACATATCATACATTCCCTGACTATACAAGAAATTTTCTATCGTAAACAGAGTATGAATAGACCCGGCTGTTTTCGTATCATATCCCAAAACTTCCACACAGTTGGAAGGGCAATCGTAGTATCGAACACCTGCAGAAAGCAGAAGGGTCCAGTATCTTTCCTGTGTTGCGTTTCCAATTGCCCATCGAATATACTTCTGTCTTGTATAGTCGATAGCATCGTTGATTTGGGCATCGTCCAGCTCAACCTTGACTACAGGATATCCAAGATTTCTTTTTATTTTTTCTACAAGGTCAGATTTCTTCATCTACTGTCTCTCAAACTAAACTTTATATCTTCTCCAAGACCCTGCCAAATATCGTCAAACCGTGATTTCAGGTCATCCAGCTTGAACTTCCTTTCTATGTTTACAGTCTTTTCTACTTTTTCGGTTACAACCTTTATCTTACCCACGACATAGAAAGTGTCATCAAATGGCGGCCCTTCGGGATTCACCTCAATTACCACTTTCTTTATTGTCATTTGTAAATTACCATCCCTTCTTGCTCATTTTTATCTTTTTTTCTTTTATTGCTCTATCCAGTTCCTTGACGACTTCCTTTAGTGAGGCAAGACTGTCTTTCAGATTATCAAAAATCTCATTTGCCTCCTTTTGGTCCATCAGAGCAGCGGCGGTCAAATTCGTGTCCTTCAACACATTTTCCGTCTGTTGGATAAGTTCCATATACTTGTCTTTTGCCCGTTGAAGTTCTGGTATCGTCAGAGTTGCAACTACCTGCCTTTCTGCATCAGTGAAAATTTCATCCACTCGACCAAAAGGTTTAGTTCCAAACAGTTCTCCCATTTCTTCACTCCTTATAAAAGGTTTCTCTATTATTTATAATTATTCTCTAAAATTACCTGATTGTGTCAGCCATTTCCAATCCTCTTCCTGATAGGGATCTATGTCGCTTAGCACACCCCAAACATCGTCAACAACCTCTGGCTTCTTGATTTCAAAAGACTCTTCCATCAATTCCGTTGTTGCAAAGTAGGTTCCCCAATACATCGCTGTGACACAATCGTCTGGCATTTCCTTTCCAAAGAACTTGCCGTTTTCATCAACAAACGTTGACATCTCATCGACCGTTCTATAATCAACAATCTTGAGAGAACCGTCTTCCACCAGTTTCTTCCAAAGAAGAACAGCCTGTGGTTTAGTTTTACGGTCAGCACGAATACCCAAATCTTTTATCCTACTTCCTGCATTGACAAGTCGAGGATTCTCATATTCCCACCACAATCTGTTGACAACCGTAGAACCTTCTGCATTATTCTCTGCCATGATATATGCGTTATTATAATAAATTGATATACGATTGACAATATCAGCAAAAGTATAGACATCAACCATATTATCGTGAAAGACGGCTACCTGCTCCATCATAACAGGCTTATGTTGTGTAATTTTCAAGACCTGAACACAAGAATAGTTTTCACCAGTTCCTTTTGCAGTATCGACACCTAAAACATATACAGCATCCTTCTGTGGCAACTCATACATTCTGAATTTACCTCTAAAATCAAGCCTGATGGGCTCTAATGTTTTCCCGTATAAATGGGCAATAACAGAGGGTTCAATAACAGTGTTTGTTGACCCTAAAAAGTCACACTCATATTCCTGTGCAAATCTCTGTCTACCAAGGTTTCTACGCTGTTCATCGGCCCATTTTTTATCTCTGCCTGGAACATCCCTCCAAGTTGACCGAATTGCAACAAAAGTATTCTCACCATTCTCCGCTCCCGTGTAAATACGGTGAAACAGATTGAAAGTTCCATTTGGCGTTGAAATGATGACTACACGGGATTCCTGTGATGCAGTAACCGTGGGCAAGTTGGATGCCCAAAACTCTTCGGCTTTGCTTTTCTGAACAAACGCAAACTCGTCAAGAATGAGAAGGTTGATGGTTCTACCTCGGAATGAGTCTGGTGAAGTAGCAGAAACCATAATCTTTGAACCATTGTCAAATAAAACAAATGTCTTGGAATATTCAGTAACTCCCGGTTTCAACCAGTTCGGAAGTTCCTCATACATAATTTTCAATCTTCCAAGAATATCTATAGCAGAAGATTGTTTGTTAGAAGCAATACCAATGGTTTTGTCTGGATTGAAAATCGCATACCAGAGTGCATATGCACAGACCGTGGTGGTATTATGTGTAGGTATCATTGTTTTTCCGCAAAGAAATAAATGATCCTCATTATCGACTTGAATACATTTTACTGGAACAGAAGAAGTCTTTACAATTTTCTTTATATATATTCTTTCATTTTTTGGATGCCCGTAACATTCCCGCTGTCTCTCTTTTTTTCGAGAAAGGTTGAAAACTGAAACCCTTGATGTTGAAAAACAAATGGTATAATATACTTCACCGTTTACAACTTTACTACTTTTCCTTGTTTTTATACCAATAGAAGAAAAGAGTTCCCTTACATCGTCTATAAAATTTTCACTTTTTTGATAAAACTCACAATCACCATCCTTACCACAATATCCATCTGTATCCATCAATCCGCGAATAAGATCAAGTCTTTGTTTCAATGATGATGTAAAATATATTTTTGGTATATGTTTATTCCCAATTACACCTATTTTTCTCAAATCGGACATCAAAGAATAAACATTGAAGTGACCCCCATTTTCAACTCTCATATCTTTCTTGAAAGAAGAAACTGAATACTTTTCCTGTATTATTTTTGATATCTCATCATAATCTTTTATAGATGTTGATATTCTTCCATTTGCAGAATGTCCATCACCCAACCATACACCAAGAATATATGGGTCAACGGGCAAATCAACATCGCTGTTTTCTATAGGAGAATGATAATTTACATAATATGAATTATTTTCATACTTATCAAAAATTTCTTTTGTAGTGATAATTCTTTCTTCGTGATGTGTTCTTGGATTATCCCTTCCCTGCCTATGACCAAATTGCGACGAACCAATAGACCAGAGATGTTCTGCATCGGCAATTACCTTTTCACCATTATCAAACTCTATTTCATAACAATCATGATCATACATTACATCAGTAACAAAAGTTACTTTTGTTGGTTGACCTTCTCTATCAATCAAATAATCCCCAACTTGAACATCACCAATAGTTGTCCACCCACCATTTGGTTTTGGTAAAGGAGTATTCAAGGCAAGAGCTTTACCAGACTGTCTTGACCACAAACCTACAACAAATCTATTGTTCTGTAGCAGTTTGAGAATTTTTTTCTGATACTTGTAGGGAACAAGATTGATTCTTCCTTTGTCTGGATGAACAATTTTTATGTAATTCAGAAAATGCCATATATCTTCCGAACATTTAGCCAATTCTCTTATTTCTTCTTCTGTATAAGGATGTTCTGCTAATGGTTTTTTTACAAGGTCATCGTATCGCACGGGGCACATTGTATAGGTTTCTCCTTCACTTTCATTGAAAGTTTACAAATCATATTTCGGGACATAAATAATTACATCTATATTTATGGAGAATGACATGGGAATAATTTACAAAGTAACAAACAATACCAATGGAAAAATCTACATAGGACAAACACAACAAACTTTTACCCAAAGAAAATATAACCATTCACACAACCTACGAAGTGGCCTCAACAGACCCCTTTACAACGCCATAAGAAGGGACGGGAATGAGAATTTTACATGGGAAATTATATACGAATGTCTTGACAAAAAAGAATTGGATAAAAAGGAAAAATATTTTATACGAAAATATAAATCTCTTGTTCCTTATGGGTATAACCTTACCACGGGAGGTGAGGGGGCCAAACATCATCTTACCACGATAGAAGGAATGAGGGAGAGATTTATAGGTGATAAGAACCCGGCCAAGCGGCCAGAAGTGAGAGCAAAAATGTCCCGTAATCACGCAGATTTTCGTGGTAAAAACAATCCAAATTACGGTAAAGGTGATAAGATACGGGGAGAGAGAAACCCAAATGCCTTGATATGGATGATAACAGACCTTTCAACCAATACTACAAAAACATATAGGTCATTGATACCCTTCTGTAATGAAACTGGGTTCAAGTATATGTCAGTCTATTCCGCCGCCAAATTCAATAGACCATTCAGAGGTTACACAATAAAAAGCCCCTTGTAATACCCGAAGGCACTACAAGGGGCAAACAACAAAAAGGGGTTCTTATATGTAAATTATCTTCTTATCCGCATCAGGGTGATACTTGAAATAAAAAGGTTGATACCCACTATCGTTATCGGCAATTTCCTGCTTCGGATTATTATCCCCTTCCGAATAAAACTTCTCAACATCCTTACCGTTTTTATCCTTCACCCAAGTCTTGAGAGTAATCGGTCTACCCCAAATCCTGTGAATGTGTTTGAGGGTTTCCGTGCAATATTTTGGGTCAAGAGGAATACCTGTATACCGATGGATCATAATCATATGACCGTCACTCATCAGGTTTCCTTCGACAATCTCTATCTTCGGAATACCACTATTGGCAAAACTTGCAATAATGAGTTCACGAATTTGTTCTGCGGTATGCTCTGTCCGAATGTAATCAACGGACGCCACAGTCTCCACAATCTTGTAAATGTAAAGGTCGAGTTTGTCTATCATATCGGGAGTGAGGAAGTCCTGCATGAAGAACCAATCCGTATAAGACCTCATCACTTCGAAAATCTTCTCACGGCCCTTCATCGCCTTGGTATCCCAATTTTCTTTCTCCTGAAAGTCCGTGCAATTGTCATACTCTGTCCCGAAACGACCTTTGTTCCATCGGTCTTCTATCTCCTTCCACATTTCGGAACCAATCAGATATGGGTTCATACTCATTCTGGCACGGGCCTTCACCAGAGCATTACTGATGTTATACTGACCGTGTTCACTACCTGTAAGAAGACCTTCTTCGAACAGGCGGTTCATAATCTTCTCATGCCAGAAGGTTGCCCATCCTTCATTCATATACTTGGTCTTCCAGTTCGGCCAGTAGTATTGACCTTCCGTTCTCAATGTTTCCAGAATATCCTTCTGCCAATCCTCAAGTATACGGGAATTGTCGATGATGAACCTCAAAATGTCCTCTGTCGGTTCAATCGGGGTCGTATTGAGGATTTTTCTCCATAGACGGTTATTATACAGCTCTGTATCCGTAACAATCATCTTTGCACGGTCTTTCGTTTCAACCAAGTCACCAAACTCCGAATAGACGGGTGCATACTGTTTCTTGAGCTGTTCGAAAACCCTTTTCTTCTTCTCCATCTCCGTTTCCAATTCAAACGGAGAAGAGTGCCATTGAAGAGCATGGCCGGCATCGACTACCTGTTCGACCTCATCAATGCCGTAAATCCTTTCATATTCGTTGAACCTCTTTGCGGCCTCCG